TTTGAGACCTTGTCATATCTCTTGTTTCTTTACCAGCAGCCGTGTCTTCCATTTCTTTTGTAGTAGATAACATACCTAAACTATCTAATACAAACAACAAAGGTTTTCTTTTATCTTCTGGTTGCTCTAAATATTTGTCTATAATTTTTATTGATTGAGCTCTGAATTCTTGTACAGTTGCAACAGGAACAATTACCATTCTAGTAGAATCAACACCTCTATTCTCAATCATATCTTTTGAGATAGCNCCCTCTGATTCAAAGTAAATTACACCTGCTTCTGGATTTTTATCTAAAAATGCCTTACAGATACCTAATGCAAAAAATGTTTTACCTGTCGCAGCTTCACCAGCAATTGCTGTAATCTTGTTTGCTGGCATACCACCATATATAGTGCCTGATAGTAGGGCATTAAATGAATATGAACCTGTGTCAATGAAACTTGTTACATCTGCACTATCGACACCCTCACTTACTAAACTAGCATATTCATTACCAGTTTCTTTAATTATATCTTTTAAAAAATCGCTCATATTTTCTCCTTCGTTGTGTTCATTATATACTATTTTTCAAATTTGTCAAGCTTCCTTTATTTATCTGATTATATCTATCTGACTATCCTTAGTCCATACTTCCAAGTCATTTCTTAAACGACCATCTAAATTTAGGTTATTAAACCTTTTAGTTGCTAACTTTCTCCACCATTCTATTAGTTCATTATCATGGAATCTATCATAGTTAGGTGCCTTAACTATTGTATCTGTTTTACCATTTACTATGTCTATATAGTTTTCTATACCATAGTTACTAACATAATATCTTTTTTGTTCAGTAAGTTTTTTGGCATTTACAATTGTAGTTTTAAATTTATCTAGGTCATCACCATCTAGTGCTTTTTTAATTAGACCTTGTATAGCAGTTGTAATTTTTAACTTTCTACTTGAAGCGTCTTCTTTAATAAAGACACCAATTTTATCTTCAACATAAGCCAACATATCTTTAAATGGTTTGCCGTGTATCATAGGAATAAAATCACTATCGGTTAGACCTCTGTTTTTTAACATTGGTTTCATACCATCATATTGACTAGCAGATTTACTGTTACCATATAAACTAGTGGTTTCAAACATAACTAAATTCATATCATACTTTTTATTTAACATCTCTCTTACTTGATGTGAACAACATAAGGCAGCCAATAATTTACCACCAAGATAATTAAAACCAAATGGTTGTGATGGTACAATTACAAAACCCATAATAGCAGTCTTGTTAAATACTGGTAAATCAGGAACATTACCTAGTAAAACATTTCTAGGCCTCATATTAATAACTGGCGAACCAAATCTCATAAAACCAACATACTTACCTGTGTTCATTTCCTTTACAGCAAGTTTTAAACTTTTACCTGGAATACTGACCATATTACTATGACTTGATATCATATTAATACAGGTGTCCCATGTATGATTATCTAGTTCTACCATTTGTAAATCCATAACCTCTGGCGACATAGTAAAATCATCAAACAATTCTGTATCTAAACCCATACCAGGCAAAGCTGTAGGTATAGTTTCTATTTGTGCCATTTTCTGGTCACGCATATATTGGTCTATACGATTAAACTTATCAAAGTAATCTGAAAATATATTCGCTACATGAAGAGCGTGTTCTCTATCTAGGCTTTTCATTGTTCATTTTCCATAATAATATTGCAGGTATTATAACACATAATGCCGATAAGGCAAGCGCTAAACAAATTGTCATACTTCATTACCCCAAAAATCCCAATTATCTCTGGTCTTTTTTCTTGCAAATAGTTCAATATACGGACCTTCGCAAAGTCTTTCTATCTCTCCATGTAAAAGTGGTTTTTCAGAATGTCGACCTCTTGGTGCAACCACCAATTGTGCAACATCTTTATGTATTCTTTTTGGTCTACCTTTTGTTGCAAGTAAACACATTTCTGGATTACCTCTTGTCCAATATCCTAGACCTGTAAAAAATCCAAGTGTCTTTCTATTTGTTTTTGCCCATGTAAAACCTACTGTCTTGTACTTAAATCCCCAAGCGTCAATAACTTTCATAGCTTGGTCTAACATAGGGTCACACACCCACATTAATAATACACAATTTTCATCTGCAATATCTCTTATAGGCATATTGCATATATCATTTAATGACATACAATCATATTGTGCTGAAGGACTTTTTTCATTTCCTTTTTCTGACCTTGTTCTAAACAACCAAGGTGGGTCTGCGTAAATTACTTTATATCTTTTATTAGGTAAATCAACCAAAAAAACTCTCCTCTTTTTGAGTTAGTGTATTACAGAATTCATCACAACTTTTAAATGTTAATTCAAATTGTTTCATTCTCGCTATCTCTTGGCAGTGCATTAAAACATTTGACCCTAGTTTGTGGTCTCCTTTTATAATACACACATTACTATAACCATATTTGTTATGATATTTCCATAACTTATGAGGTAACTTTTCTTCTACACTTCCTGTACTATTTTGATTTGTACAATCGGCAAATATTTTACCGTTATCTGTTTCTATAATAAAGTCAATTGCATGAGCACCAGGTTTTGCTCTTTGATAAGTTATATTGTTTTCTCTACAATATGATTCTACCTGGTCTTCTAGTAATTGGCCACTTATGTTTACTGGATTATCCAAAGAAATTCTCCAAACTGGCAACTGGTTCTGGTTTCCAATTAATTGCGTCTAAAATAAATCTCATAGGGTCTAAGAAAGTCTTTTGAAACTGTATCTCATAGTCAACATATTCTTGTAATTTAAATTCTGTAGGTAGAGTTGATATATAACTGATAACATCAAACTTAAATGGATTTGCTTCTTTTAATTTAAGAAACTTAATCTTATCACCATCTTGTATATAAGGATATTTCATACCTAGATTTGCTTGTTTAAGTTGATGATTATAAATCAATGCACCTTTAACATGAATAGGCGAACCTTTAATAAAGATACTACTATTACTGGCATACTTTCTTAGATTATTACAACTTCTAGGAAAAGCAATTGCTTCTGGTGGTAAGTTAACAAATTCATCTTTAAAGTCAGCAATGAATTTATGCAAGTCACTTTGTTCTTTACCCATAATAATTTTAATTGCTTCTTTAATTTTACCACGACAAACTTGTGGTGTGCTGGACTTGACTGCTTCTATGCCCATTAACTTTAGTTTTGGGTCAGCAAGTCTTACGCCTTCTTCGTCCAGCACATTGAGCATATATCTTTTTTTGGCAACCCAAATTCCTTTGTTAGCGATTACTTCTCGCTTCATTACCATTGCGTTTTTAAATGCGTTAGAGTAATCTGCTAACTCATCAAAACACTTCTCGATATACGGCTCTATCTTATTATCACAAACTTTACCTAAAAAATCTACAATCTGGTCATTTGTTTTACCTTTGCAAGTTTTTTCTACAAGTTTATCAAATCTCACATAGATACTATCTGTATCTGAAGCAACAATATAATCAACTTTATCGTGTGTTTGTAATATACTATTTAAATATTCATTTACTTTCTTTTCAATAAATCTAATAATAAACTGACCAGCAGTTGTAATACCACTTGCCTGTCTTACATCATAAAATCTAAAGTATTGATTGCCAACTGCACCATAAGCTGAGTTCAAGGCAATCTTTTTTGACCATTGAATATTATGACATCTTGCAATCTCTCTAGCAAGTTCTTTTGTCGGGGTCTTTTGATACTCAGCCTTTGCCTTTAACATTCTCTGTTTAAAGACAACACGGTCATTGTACATTTTCTCCATCATTTCAGGTAGAAAACCTTGACTATCATTCTTAAACTTGGCACCATTTGGTGTTAAACAAGCGCCTTCATGTTTTAGATAGTTAAGTGGTACTTTCATGTCAATCATTTTATTAACATTGACACCTTGTCCGCTTTCACCAAGTATCTTCTCTGGTGATATGTTGTATTGAATAATAATGTGTGGATATAGTGAATTGATATCAAATGAAACAATCCAATCATGTCCGCCTACGATAGGTTCTTTTACATAAGCACCTTCGTATTTTGTTTCTTTACTATGTTCTTCTCTTGGTGGCACACATATATTTTTTTGCAATAAGTGATTTGCAATCAATGTATCCCATACTCTAACTTGTGAAAAGATATCATCATAATTTACTTTTGAATCATATGCAACTGTTAAACTTAAATCAATTAGACCAAGTTTATCTTCTAGGGCGTCAACAATTTCTACATCTTGTATATTATAATCAATAAACTTTTGAAAGTCTTTCTCGTAAAATTCTTTAAATGTGTCGAATGGATTTTCATTCTTTGGTTGTTTTAATTCTAGTTCACCAATAAAATCTAGTTTATAACTTTCTTGTCTTGTTGGTATAAACCATTTGTATAAATCAAGATAGTCTAACATAGCAACACCAAATACATTATAAACTGTTTGTGTTCTACCTTGTACATTAATCTCCATACGATTTAATAAACCCCAAGGAGATAGTTTATTTGCAACTTCATCACCAGCTACTAACTTTAATCTGTTAACAAGATATGGTAAATCAAAAAACTTTGTATTCCAACCTGTGATAACATCTGGATGATTTTTAATCCAAAACTTCATAAACTCAAACATCAATTGCTTCTCATGTTTACATTCAACATAAGTTACATCTGTTCGGTCTGTATGATATTTACCTACACCCCAA